GTTATAGGTAGCCGCTGTTAATACGTCTCCTGTTGTGACTGGAAAGGTTGCCATGTTGCTCCTAATAACTCAAAGTTGATGTGCCGATTATACCAAATGTACTGCTATTAAATATGAACCCGTCAATAATAGGCTCAAGCGTGGTGATTGCTACTTGCATCTTATTAGCTGTTATATCCCAAGCGAAGCCCTGCGCCTGAAGTGTTTTTTGGATTGTCGAGCCTGACTCTGTGACGTTTGTGATGTCTAGATTGTCAAAGTAATCCAGCCCAATAAGGGTATCCGTTGGCACGTCTGGGTCTAGTAAGTCCACCAGCATTTCGTCTATTCTGATCGTGGTCTCGCGTCTTGTATTCACGTAGTTCTGGGCTGCGCCCAGTACCTGTGCATCTGTCTCGGCGATGAGGTTCTCTTGGTTCAAGCCATGAGGGAAATACTTGTCAATCGAGGATTGGCTAAAGACATTCTGGACTGTGCCGCCTGTGCGGGTGAATCGGACATCGTTGATGATGAGCTTGTCATCGAAGGCATACTTCACGTTTCTGTATGGGATGCCTGTGGTCTGGTTAAAGGCAATAGCAGTATCAGCAAGGCTAGATGTGACTTCGCTGCGAGACTTATAGACTGCTGATCCATCAGGGCTCATGTAGAACGCTCCAAGCCCTTCAGAAAACTCTGCGTTCTTAATCGCATCGAGGGTTGTGCGAACTGTGCCTGTGTCTGCAATACAGGTGGCATCTCCTGTTGCAAGCTGACGCATGGAGTTAGGGAACTGAACATCATCGAGAATCTTGCCTATGCGTGTGCCTGTGGTCTGCCCTGCGCCTGTGTCGGCTACTGTGGCGATATTAGACATCTGCAAGAGACGGAAGCCATCTGTACACAAGATGTCCACATAGGCTGTCTCCTGCCCTACAGGGAAGGTATAGCGGTAGTCATTCACATAGCCAGAGAATAGGAAGTGATCTGCTGTAGCTGTGGTGGCAGAGATGCGCACCTTGCGTAGAGGTACAAGATAGCCAAAGTAAGGTGAGGCTGGGTTCTGTGGGTTGAAGTAGCCCAAAGGGTCTAGCACTCGCACAATGGCTGTGCCAGCATCGTAGGTGTCTTTCAGGATGTTACGACCACGCCTGATTGAGATGCTATAGACGTTGGGAGTTAGATCAACTGTAGGAATGATTACATCAGATGAGCCAAATGAATTAACTCCGATAACGCCGTTATCAGGTGATCCAATGACAAAGCCAGTACCAAAGGTAGCACCAGAGCTAAAGTCAAAGGTAACGGCTATCTGCGCAGGTAATGTCATCCCGCAAAGCCACCAGTTCTGCGGTTGATATAGGCAGAGTCTCCAGTAGATAGTGATTGGTTCTGCAAGCCCTTAGCAATTGCGTTGGTAATGTCTCCATCGCCTGTGACCTTGAGTTCAAGTTGCATAGTGCCGCCTGTGCTGCCACCCATGCCGTAAGCCTGTGCCGCCGCTTCATAACGCGCAGATGAGATTGCTAAGATTGCAGACTGTGTGTAGTTGTTGCCAGCCTCTAAAGCATCAAGCATGACTGCGTTAAATGTATCTTGAATAGCAAGGTTGGCTGAAACTGTAGGCTGAATTGAAGTTGTGCCAATTCCACCTTGCGCGCCAATAGGGAAATTAAATGGGTTGGTGAATGGGTCAATAATTGGCGGCTTCTTGCCACCGCCGCCACCGCCGCCACCGCCGCCACCAGAAGAATCAAATGTAGGGAACTTAAGATTATTTAGCTTCTTTTGGAACTCCAGAATCCAATCATCAAGGAAGGCAAATGGATTCTTAATCTTCATATCGCCAATGGCTAGGAAGAACTTATACAAGCCGCCAGTTGAATCTTGAGCCATAAGAATCTGGCGTGTTAGAGATGCGGCAAGGACATCGTTCTCATTAAGGATTGCAAGCTGCGCCTGTAAGCGGATGCGATCTTCTTCTGACAACTTGCCCTTGAGTGCTGCAATAATCTGAATCTGGTCTAAGTCAAAGACTGTGCCAGCCTTCTTAAGTGCTGTGCGCTTCTTTTCTTCTGCTGTGAGTGCCTTAGTCACTTTGAGTTGGTCTGCGGCTCGCTTCTTAGCAGCTCGCTCTGCGGCGGCTTCTGCTGCCTTCTGTGCGGCTGATTTAGGCATATCAACACCCTGCCAAGGCTTCATATAATCGCGGCGCATACGGCGATTGAACTCATCTACTTGAGCCTTCTGAATGGCATCTTTCATGCCGCCAAAGGTCTTAGCATCAAGAACGCCACGAATGATTGAAATACCTTCTTGGAAGGCATCAAACATTCCAACAATCTTGTCCGTTAGGGTTTCAATTCTAGTAATGAGCTGGTCGATGTCGCTTGCTCCACTTAGCGCCATGGCAAGATCAATAACTGCCCCGCCAATCTTCTCCTGTGCTTCACCGCCCGCTACACCTAGGGCTTGTAACTTTCCTGCATAGGTATCTAAGAAAGCTGCGTTAGCACCAGAGAACTGCTTATTCAGTTTGCCCATAAGCTCTTCAAAACTGGCTGTTTTAAGTTGCGCTTGATTAAGCCCTAGGTTGTACTTGCGAAGTCCTCTGGTCTGACCTACATAGGCATTAGCCAAGTCCTGCGCTACTGTCTCAAGGGCAATGCCGCTACCCGCAGACACATCTATGGCTTGAGATAAAAGTCTTTGGCTGGCTGTAAGAGAGCCAGTTGTGTTGATGAGAGCTTGGAATGCTGGGCGTAACTGATCATCTGCTACTGCTGTGGCTCTTGAAAGATTGTCAATGTATTGTGTAACTGCTGGAGCTGCTAATTCTAAACCTAGATTCTTAAGAGCAGAAGTTAGGCGTACTGCTGCCGCTTCATCCGCCGCGAAAGCTTTGACTGATGCCTTGCCGAACGCAATTACTTTGCTGACTGCAAAGACTCCGACAATCTGTTTGCCTAGTTTGCCTACGGCTTTCTCAAGTCCAGTCGTAGCCTTGCTTGCTTCTGTGAAGGCTCTCTTGCCTTTAAACTCGGCGGCTACGTCAATTCTTAAATCTGCCATCAGACTTTATCCTTTAATGAATCAAACTTGGTTACAGCCTTTTGTATAGCCTTAACAACACCATCTTGGGCTTTTCCTTTATCTTCCTCGAAGGCTCTAAAGATTGCCCGTCCAGACATTTTCTGTCCTTGACCTTTAATCTGTCCACCTAGGCGTGGAGTAAAGTTGCCTGTGTTGCCAGACTTACGCCCTGCTGTTTCATAGATAGCACCAGCAGCAGACTTGTTAAAGATAGAAGCAAGAGCTACGAAGCCACTTCGATTAGGCTTGCTAGGCGTTGCCTTGTAGGTAATTCCTCTGCGAACATCTGCCTGATCGTATAGGCGATTAGCCCAGCGACCTTGTGCGTTATTGCGCTTGACCCAGCCGCTAGGCGCAGCTTCGTTGCTAGGCAGGAAGCCTCTGGCATCTCTGACAACTGGCTTAAGGAATGAGGCTATCTCTTTGGTTGTTTCTTTGGCTAAAGTAGGCTCGACAATGCGAAGGGCTTTAACGAGGGCGGTTGCGCCTTGCAGCTTTACTGGCATCGCTTCGCTCCTTTGCTATGTCCTTTAATACCTGTACATGAGCTTTGAAAGCCATCGTAGGAAGTTCTACAATGGTTTGGAAAGGAACTCCAAACTCATAACTCAATCGAGTCGCGAGATAGGTGATGGAGTTCTTTTCCAGCCTTAGTCCAAAGGGTCAGACTCTAAGACCTCAACTGACTTGAGAGTCTCAAGGAACTGTTCCCCGAAAGGCTTGACTGTTTCACCCGAACGTCTAATTGCTTCCCAGCAGAGCCAGTACACGTCTGACTGCTTCTGATCTTCAATCAAGGCTTTGTGAAAGCCCTTCTTAGCGTAGTTCTCAAAGCTGTACTCCAAGACTGGAGTTATCTCAAACTCCTGCACTTGTCCGTCAGCCCTTGTTACTTTGAGTTTTGCCATTTTTAGCCCCTTACTTAGTTAATTATGGTGCGGTTGTAACTGCAATAGTACCATTCACGTTCCAAGTTACGGACTGTGTTGAGATGTCTCCAACTGCGCCGTTGATTGGTGTTGTGTTGTTTACTAGGCAGCTCATTGTGTAGAGCGGGTTAGTTGCAGATACTG